TAAATAGTTGTATATTTGAGGATAAACTATTTAAAATGAAAAAATATAATGTACAAAATTATATAGCCTACAAGGAAGACGTTAAAAAGTCTATGCCATCAGATAGAGATTGGAAAGATTATACACGCGACGAGCTTATCATTAAGTTTCTTCCATTAGTAGAGAATCTAGCACGAAAGTTTTCAACTTCTCAACAAGCATCGGGAGTATTAGATATAACAGATTTAATTCAAGAAGGATCGGTTGGTTTAATATCCGCAGTTGATAGGCTAGATTGGAGTCAATTAAATGATTCTGAAAATATAGAACAAACATTAAAAAGTTTTCTAAGCAAAAGAGTTAAAGGTGCAATACGTAGAGCTATCGATATTAATAGAGGCGATATTAAATTACCTGAGCATAAGTTAAATGAAATTAGAAAGAATCCAGATGATGAAAACAAAGTAGCTTTATTCTTTAATAGTATTTTCACAAGCTATGATGATAATCCTAATGATGAATCTAATTTCGCATTTCAGCTTCCAGACGAAGCAAAAAAATATAATATAGATCTAATGAATGCCTATCTATTAGGAATCATGAAAGAGCATCTAAATACCAAACAATACGATGTATTGCGTTTATCTTACGGTCTTGACTGCGATAAACATTCTGCAAAAGAGATTGCAAAGTATATTAAACTAGATGTCCCAACAGCGCCGGTTATTGTATCACAAATTAAAAAAGAAGCTATTGATTGCTTAATATTAAATGTGGACGCGGAACAAGTGCTTGATTACATTTAAACCAATTAAATTAAATATCCATGAAAAATGAGACAATGTCTTTGAATGAAAAGTTAGCAGTCATTCAAACAGAATTTAAAGCTAAAAAATCTAGATTCAATTCTTTTGGCAAGTACAACTTTAGATCAGCAGAAGATATTCTAGAAGCAACAAAACCATTTTTATTAAGATTAGGAGTATCAGTAACCGTGACAGAAGAATTAGTTGACAGTAAGTTTTTAGAATTTCCAATGTTAAAATCTACGGCAACCATATCTGACAACCTCAATGCTATACATGCCACAGCGATCGTTGGTGTCGACCTTGATCAAAAAGGTATGCAGATGCCACAGAAGTTTGGTTCAGCATCTAGTTATGGTAAAAAATACGCTTTAGGTAATTTATTCTTGATTGACGACACTCAAGATCCTGATCATGGTAAAGCAGATCCTAAGCCAAAGGTTAAGATTGAAGTAGGTACGGACACATTTGATAAAGCTAAAGCTTATGTTAAAGATCAAGCAACATTAGATACTATTTTAAATAAGTACGATGTAGATCCTAAAGCAATAGCAGAACTTAAAAAATTAATCTAATGACTAAAGAAGAAATCTTAGAGAAGTTAAGAGACGACCAACATTATTATGGTGAGTTTGGAAAACAATTTCTTAGCAACTCTAATATAAGTTCATTGCTAACTAATCCGTTAGAGATGAATGCACCTCAAGCGCCAAATCCAAATTTTGCAATTGGCGGTTATTTTCACACTGCGATATTGGAACCCGATAAGCTACATAAATACAAGATAATTAACACAACGACTCGTAACACTAACGTTTACAAGGAGTTATCTGGCGGTGAGATTTGTTTATTACAACACGAAGTTGATAATATTGAACTACTGAAAGATAAAATGTTAGCTAACAAAGTATGTGAAGGTCTTATAAGAGGTTTCAATGTTGAGTATGAAGTTCCAGGAATTGTTGAGATCAATGGTGTAATGTGGAAAGGTAAGGCTGATATTATAAACCATGATGAAGGTTTAATAGTCGATCTTAAAACAACATCAGATCTATCAGGATTTGCTTATTCTGCAAAGAAATATAATTACGATAGTCAAGCTTACATTTATAAAAAATTGTTTGGTTACGATTTAATTTTCATTGCAATAGATAAAAAGTCGCATCAAATTGGTATCTTTGACTGTTCTGATAAATTTTTACAAGGAGGTGAAGATAAAGTAATGAAAGCTATTGATGCATACAATTTATTTTTTAAGACTGAAGACTTTGATCCTCAACAACATTTATTAACTAAAACATTATAATTAAATTAAATAAACATGAGTAACAAAAGAAACACAAAAGAAGCTGTTGCAACAAGAGTTTGTACAGTATCAGGTTTAACAAGACCAGAGACAGAGTTCTATAAAGGACAAAACCATTTAAAAGCTATTGATAACTTAAGAAGAAATTCAGGAGCTACTAAAGATCAAATGAGAAGAATGTTTAACAACCTACAATTAAATAACTAGTATGGCATCAATTATTAAAACGAGTATCAACTTAAATGATATTCCAAAAGACAAAATCATTAATGGTAAAAAAGGAAAGTATTTACCAATCACAATTACTTTGAATGACGAAGTAGATCAATTTGGTAATCAAGGGCCGGTAATGGTTGAACAATCAAAAGAAGAACGCGATGCTAAAATGGCTAAGGTTTATCTTGGAAATGTAAAAGTTGTATGGACTAACGGTACAAACGTTGGAGCTGCGCCAAGACAAGATGCTGGACAACCAGTAGCACAAAGAGCCGCAGCAGCAGTTGTTGAAGATGATCTTCCATTTTAAGGTTATAGCCTTAAGATAGTCAAAGCAATTTAAGGTTATAGCCTTAAAAAATGTGTATAATATATGATGCGTTATTATATTTTTTGTATCTTAGCGCATTGTATATAATACATTAACTAATAAATTTTTTCCTATGAATGTAGAGACAGTTGAAATTAATGGGTTTTTAATTGATGAATTTAATCAATATAAACTTGAAGAAGGTAAGACACAGGGTATATGTCCTATATGTTCGCCTGATAGAAAACCTAAAAATGAAAAAGCCAAATGCGCTAGCTATGATTGGCAACGTGGTATCGGAACCTGCCACAATTGTAATAAAACATTTCAACTACACACTTACCAACGTAAAGGTAAATCTGAAAAAGTATATGAAAAACCTGAACAGGTTGCAATAAACGAAGTCAGTTCAAAAGTTGAAGAATGGTTCAAGACAAGAGGAATTTCAAAAGAAACATTAACAGAACTTAGGGTTAGCGAGGGTTCAGAATTTATGCCTCAAACAAGCAAAGTTGAAAATGTAATAAGGTTTAATTACTTTATAGGAGATCAACTTATAAATGTTAAATATAGAGATGGTAGAAAGAACTTTAAGTTATATAAAGGTGCTGAAAAAGTTTTCTACAATATTAATAGTATTGTGGGCTACGAGTATTGTGTTATCGTTGAAGGAGAGATGGATGTGCTCGCGTTGCACGAGGCGGGGATAACAAATGCAATATCAGTTCCTAATGGAGCTACTCTTAATAATAATAATCTTGACTACTTAGATAGTTGCATAGATTATTTCGAAGACAAATCAAAAATAATTATAGCAGTTGATTCAGATGAAGCAGGTCAAGCTTTACAAGTTGAATTAGTTAGACGACTAGGTTCTGAAATATGTTACTTAGCCACATTTGAAGACTGTAAAGATGCAAATGAATATTTATTAAAGTATGGAAAAGAAAAACTTTCGCAGAGAATTGCAAGAGCAAAACCTGTGCCACTCGAAAACGTTGTCACATTCAGAGATCTCGAAAATGAAGTTACTGACTTTGTTCGTAACGGTTTCAAGCCAGGATTTCAAGTTGGCCTTCCGAATTTTGATAGTATCTTTTCAACTTATACTGGTCAATTCATTACTGTCACTGGTATTCCGTCTTCCGGTAAAAGTGATTTTGTCGACCAAATGGTTGTGGGTTATAATCAAAACTATGGTTGGAAAACGGCATTCGCTTCTCCAGAAAACACACCAGCTTATCTGCACGCCCACAAATTAATGCGTAAAGTTTGGCAAGGCATGCCAACTAAAGATGATATTGGTGGTGATCGTTGGAATCAAGTTGCTGATCATTGCAATTCTAATTTCTTTCACATCGATATGGAACGATACACATTGGAATCTGTATTACGTAAAGGTGCAGAGCTAGTTAAACGTAAAGGAATTAAATGTTTGGTAATAGATCCATTTAATAAGGTAAGAGATGTCGATGCTAAAACAGAAGACGTCAATAAATACACAATGGAATACTTACAGAAGATTGAAATCTTTGCTAAGAAGTTTGATGTGTTGGTATTTATTGTAGCTCACCCTACTAAGATGTATAAAGGTTCTGATGGTAAGATTGAAGAACCAACTATGTACAACATTAAAGGTGGAGGGGAATGGTACGATGCATCTTATCATGGTTTATTAGTACACAGAGATTATGAAAAGAAGACTGTCAAATGTAAAGTATTAAAAGTTAAGTTTCAAAACCTTGGAGAGAACGGTGCTGAAGCTCACTTTAAATGGTTACCAGATTCAGGAAGCTTTCAACCAATAGAAATACCTGATGTGTCAGATGAGAAAATGCCCTGGGAATAATGGGTAGCGGTACAAAAAAGAAAGGTCAGATTGATATGGGTTTCTATGCTTGTTCTGATAAAGAAAACGAAGCTTATATGTGGTGTGTAAAGAACAATATATTAATATCGCCTAAAGCTAAGTCAACAACAGAATGGTATTTAGAAATAACTATCAACGGTAAAATGAATAGAAGTCCAATAACTTATAAAAAAGTTGAGATATGGAAGCAATTATTCACTTTTTATTTGTATTATTACAACAAATATCATAAACTAGAAACTAAGGCTTTAGATATTAAGAAGCCTATTGAAGAAAAAGAGTTAGCTATTAAGCCCGATATACAAAATAAATTATTTTAATATGATAAACATTGAAGATGAATACAAAGCGCTTATTAGTGGAGTGCTTTATAGCGGAAAAAATAAGTCAGATAGAACAGGGACTGGAACTAAATCTGTATTTGGTAGAACGATCAGCCATGATATGGCACTTGGCTTTCCTTTACTTACAGCAAAGAAAGTATCTTTTACAGCAGCAAGAACAGAATTGCTTTGGATCCTTCAAGGTAGGACTGACTTAAAGTACTTAGAAGATAATGGAGTAAAGTATTGGCGACCAGATTACGAAAGATCAGGTAGACAAGATGAAACATTAGGACCTGTGTATGGAAAACAGTGGCGTGATTTTAACGGCGTAGATCAATTGAAAGAATTGGTGTATAGCATTACAGATGATCCAAGCTCAAGACGCCTTATGGTTAGCGCGTGGGCTCCACACGAAATGAAGGATATGGTTTTACCTCCGTGTCATTATGCGTTTCAGGTTTATATTAATAACGGAGTTCTTGATCTAATGTGGATGCAACGATCGGCAGACATATTTTTAGGATTACCTTATGATATTGCAATGTATGGTTTATTGCTAGAATTATTAGCGAAAGGCTCTGGATTAAAACCAGGTAGGTTAGTAGGACAATTAGGAGATTGTCATATCTACAACAACCATATAGAACAATCAAAAGAGTATATATCAAGAACAAACAAAAGTCTTCCAAGACTTGAATTAAAAGAAGGTATAAGACTAAGTAAAAAGTTAAGCAATTTTAATGGTCTTATTATACCAGAAATAGAGGATATATCAATAAAAGATTACCATCCTCATCCAGCAATAAAGGCCGAATTAAGCGTCGGAAAATAATTTAAAAAAAACATACAATGAGCAAAATAATTTATTATCTTTACCATATTCCTGGTAAAAAAATAGGAGTTACACGTGATCTTAAAAGTAGAATAACGGTACAACAAGGGTACCAGCCAAGCGAATACGAAGTTCTGGAAATCAGTTCGGATATAGATTATATATCCAACCGAGAATCAGAGCTTCAATTACTCTACGGGTATAAGATCGACCGTAATTCCTACAAAGAATTAATGAAAAAACTTAAATCAAATCAAATGGAAACAAACGCAACAGATCAAACAACAACATTTGCATGCCCTGTGAACAAGCTAAAAGGACAACTATTAGATAATCTTAATAAAGAGATTTCTTATCCTTATGGAAGCTTTAAATTGACGCCTACAATTATAGATTGGATCATGACAAATGTAAGAACATCAATGTACAATCCTAATAGATCGTTCATTTATAATAAAGCATTGTCAGAATACATAAAATTATTACCTACAGCTGGTAAAGTTGATGACAGATTAACAGCTAAAGAGCCAAAGACAAAAAAGGTTCCTAACATATACAAATTAATTAGAGCATGGGCTAAAGAACGCGGTATATATGAAAAAGGCGATTCTAAAACTCAGTATATTAAGTTAATGGAAGAAGCTGGTGAATTAGCTAAAGCTTTATTGACCAAGAATAGAAATGAAACTATTGATGCTATTGGGGATATTGTTGTAGTGCTAACTAATCTAGCGCATTTAGAAGGATTAAAATTAGAGGATTGTGTTATATCAGCTTATACTGAAATAGCAAACAGAAAAGGATCGATGCAAAACGGTACATTCGTAAAATCAAGCACCAGCAATTCAGCTATGCCTAATGGGTTTGCATATTACACTGGATTAACTAACACTGCAAAAGGCAGTACAACAAACACATTTAATAGTACATTGTAATGACAAAGAAAGAAATAATGTTTAGAGATCCTGTTGTTGAAAATGTAGTAGACAAATTTGTATCAAGATCAGATGTTGGATTTGCAAAGTACGGTAAAACATTACGTGATGACAAATCAGATGTTCACACTTGGCTTAATCATTTCCAAGAAGAATTAATGGATGCTGTCTTGTATGTTCAACGTCTTAAAGAAGAAGTAACTACTTTGAAAGAAGAATTAGATCTTTTGCAAATGGAAGTTAAAGATGCTGAAAAGTGGACAGATGCCAATGGCTTCTCATATACGATAGATGAGTAGAGCAGCAAGAAAGAAAGGACCTGTAGTAGCTAAAAAGGTTATGTATGATGGCATAACCTTTGCTTCAGGCCTTGAAAAGTATATGTATAAAGCATTAAAAGATGCTGGAATTCATTTTAAATATGAAGGACATACATACGAATTAGTACCTGCTTTTATGTTTGATAACAAATGTTTTGAAAGACAATCAAACGGTAAAGGAGATTTTATAAATAGAGGAATTAAAAAGGTTTTAAATTTAAAGTATACACCTGATTTTATTGGAGATACATTTATAATTGAAACTAAAGGCAGAGCTAATGATTCTTTCCCTTTACGATGGAAGCTATTTAAAAAATGGATGCACGACAATAATGATAATAGAACTTTATATAAACCTCAAAACCAAACGGAATGCGACAAGACGGTCCAATTAATCCTAGGCAATCTAAAATAATTGCTAAAAGAAAGTATGCCGAAAGACAAGTTGATAAATTTGTTAAATGGAGCATGCAGGCTAAAGGAAAAGTGAAGTGGAATGAATTAATGGAATTAATAGATAACTTAAAATAAATAAATATGAACAAATGGGAATTTTCAGTGGGTCTTTACCCAGGAATAGTAATAGGAATGCGTACTTACGCTTATGAAGAGTCTAACCTGCATGTATTTTATCTACCATTTGTAGATTTTGCATTAGAAGTTTTTAAATAATGGGATTATTTGACGAACGAATTCCTTATAAACCGTTTGAGTACCCAGTTTATTATACAGAAGGTTGGTTAAAGCAAGCACAAGCATTTTGGTTACACACCGAAATATCAATGCAAGGCGATTTAAAAGACTGGAATGAAAAACTAAACTATAAAGAAAAAAACCTGGTAGGAAATATACTACTGGGTTTTGCTCAAACAGAGTGCGCTGTATCGGACTATTGGACACAAAGCGTTGTTAAATGGTTTCCTAAGCATGAGATACAACAAATGGCTATGTTATTTGGTTCTCAAGAAACAGTTCACGCTGTAGCTTATAGTTACTTAAATGAAACATTAGGACTAGAAGATTATGAAGCATTTTTACACGAGCCTGCAACGGCTGAAAGGTTTTCTAACTTGGTTGCAACAGAAGGTAGAAGTACAGCTGATATTGGCCGTTCTCTTGCTATATTTAGCGCTTTCGCTGAAGGGGTTAGTCTTTATTCTGCTTTCGCTGTATTATATTCTTTTCAATTAAGGAATTTACTTAAAGGAATTGGCCAGCAAATGAAATGGAGTGTACGTGATGAATCATTACACAGTAAGATGGGATGTCAATTATTCCGCCACATGTGTGAAGAAGATCCTACTTTATTGGAACAATGCAGGCAAGATGTAATAAACGCCGCTGAAACAATGGTTAAGCTTGAGATTAGCTACATTGGTAAAATGTTTGAAGCTGGGGAGATTGAAGGTATTACTTCTTATGATTTAATACAGTTCATAAAGAAAAGAACAAACGAGAAATTAGTTGAGCTAGGTTATTTAGATTTGGGATCTTATTTCCCATTTAATAAAGAAGCAGCTTCAAATTTAGATTGGTTCTATCATTTAACAGGTGGAGTAACGCATACAGATTTCTTTGCTATTAGACCTACTGATTACAGCAAAGCAAATGAAGGAGAAGATTTTGAAGATATATGGTAAACAAATAAAATAATATGAGTGCACAAAAACAAAGCAGAGTAGATTTATTAGAAAAAAAGATTGAGATATTAAAGAAAAGTGTATTAAACATAATGGATGAGAATCAACACTTGACAACACTTAATCTTGGCATAATGAAAACAATAGAACTTATGCCAGGTTATCAAGAAGCTATTAATCAACTAAAAGAAAAAACAGATCCGAATTATGTGGAAGGAAGAATGGATTAAAGGAGTGGATTATCCTGAATGGGGAGACACAGAAGTATATAAGAAAACAATCGCTGGCGGTTATTTAGTATTTGATGAGACACCAAGAGACGCATATAAAAGAGTAGCTACTACTGTAGCGAGACGTTTATACAAGCCAGAACTAGCTGAAAAGTTTTTTGAATACATTTGGAATGGCTGGCTATGTTTAGCTTCACCAGTGCTATCTAATACAGGCACAGATCGAGGTTTGCCTATTAGTTGTTTTGGAATTGATGTAGCAGACAGTATTCAGGATATTGGACAAAAGAATTTAGAGATGATGCTACTAGCTAAGCACGGCGGTGGAGTAGGTATCGGAGTAAATCAAATTAGACCCGCTGGCAGTAAAATAACAGGCAATGGAACATCAGATGGAGTCGTACCCTTTTGTAAAATATATGACTCAACTATACTTGCAACGAATCAAGGAGCTGTCAGAAGAGGAGCAGCCTCAGTTAATATCAACATTGAGCATGGAGATTTTAAAGATTGGTTGGAAATCAGAGAACCTAAAGGAGATGTCAATAGACAATCGCTTAACTTGCATCAATGCGTGGTGGTTGGTGATAAGTTTATGCGAAAACTTGAGCAAGGAGATACGGACGCAAGGGATAGGTGGAGCGCCCTTATCAGAAAGCGTAAAGCGACTGGTGAGCCTTACGTATTATTCAAAGGAAACACTAACAAAGCGAATCCTCAAGCATATAGAACTCACGGATTAAAAGTTCACATGACTAATATATGTAGCGAAATAACATTACACACCGATGAGACACATAGCTTTGTATGTTGTTTATCATCATTAAACTTAGCAAAATATGAAGAATGGAAAGACACGAACATCATCTATGACTCAATCTGGTTCTTGGACGGGGTTATGGAAGAGTTTATACAACGAGCTAAAGGACTTAGAGGCTTTGAGAACTCCGTTAGGTCCGCCACAAAAGGTAGGCCGCTTGGGCTCGGGGTGCTTGGGTGGCACACTTACTTGCAAGAAAAAGGATTGCCTTTCGAGGGATTGCTTGCACAGTACGAGACAAGAAAAATATTTAGTCAAATCAAGATTGAGAGCGAAAGAGCATCTAAGGCTTTGGCTGATGTCTATGGAGAACCTCTTTGGTGCGTTGGTACTGGCATGCGAAATACCCATTTACGCGCTATTGCACCTACTGTTAGTAATAGTAAACTTAGTGGTAATGTTAGTTCTGGAATTGAACCGTGGGCTGCAAACGTTTTTACCGAGCAAAGCGCAAAAGGAACGTTCATTAGAAAAAACCCAACACTAGAACAGGTATTAGAAGATCTTGATTTGAATACTGATGAAATATGGAATAAGATTTTAGCAGATGGCGGATCAATACAAGATATACCAGAACTTGAAGAAGTATTAATTGGTAATCATGATATACCAGTTAAAGAAGTTTTCAAAACGTTTAAAGAGATTAATCAACTTGAGTTAGTTAATCAAGCAGGTATAAGACAACAGTATATTGATCAGTCAGTAAGTTTGAACCTTGCGTTCCCTAGTGAAGCTACGCCAAAATGGATTAATAAGGTCCACATGGAAGCATGGAAAAAGGGAGTTAAAACTTTGTATTATACAAGAACTGAAAGTGTCCTTAGAGGAGATATTGCTGCTAAAGCAATGGACGATGGATGCTTAAGTTGTGACGGATAAAAGTGCAATATATCGCATATTATTTTGTATTTTTAATGATATTGTATGATATGTTATATATAAATGCCATATACGGCATTATGTATAGCAAAAAAATTAAAGGGGACCACATCAGTGAATCCCCTTTTTTTTATTTTATTTTCCATTACATCCGCATCCGGCTGGGTCAGTATTTTGTTTTGGAATAATACCACCCTTGCCGTCAGCACCAATAGATATTTCCATACCTTTAGGATATTTGATCTTAGATCTAATTTCTTTTATTCTTGTCGTTATTGGTTTCATTTGTTAAATTTAACAGCGTTATTTATTGAATCTTTAATCCTACTTCTTCTAAGTTGTTTTTCTTTATATTCTGGAGAAGACTTTTTCAATTTTCTTTCTTGACTTTTTCTATATTTTTCAAGAGCCAATTCCTCAGGAGACATTCTAGCTTTTCTTAATTGCTCTTCAATAAACTTTTGCTCAGCTTTTTTATCTTTGATAGCTTTTTTAGCATCGTCAATACTATCTTTCTTGTATTGCGGCAGTGCTTCGTATTCTGCTTTCTCTTTTGCTTTTTTAGCTTCTCTAGATTCTTTAGCTGTTGCAGCGGCTTCTTTAGCTTTTTCAGAATCAGCTTTCTTTTGCTCAGCAGGAGTTAAGTATGGTTTATCATACATTCCTAAGCTCCATTTATCCCAACCAAAGCCTAAAGCTATTCTTTGCCAATCTTGAATGTTCTCATCACTAACTGCCGTGGCTACGTTGCTGATCTTTGTTATAACCCTGTCTAATGGTATATTTGTTGCAGCAGAAAATATCTTAGCTCTTGGCATGTTGTAAGGAGAATTTAATGCGCCTGTTCCTTCAACTTCTTTCTGACCTTTTTTAGTACCTAAGTATTTAATCTCTTTAAAAGCGCTTGACACTTTTTTAGTCTTACTTGATAACGGAGGAGATACACTTAAAGCTTCATTAACAACATTACCATAATCTGCTTGATATGCTTTAGCAGCTTCTTCTTGATACTTTAACAATGTGTTTTTAGCAGTAACCAATAACTTACCAGTTAAACCAGCTCCAGTTAAAATACCATCAACCATTCCATTAGCTAACTTAATAGTCTTCTCTTGGTTTTTCTTTTTAATAGCATCTGCTTCACCTTCTTTTAGTTCGTCATCGTCTTTGCCAAACATCATTCCAAACATACCTTGTTGTAATGAGTAGAACAGTGCATTTTGAATAACACCATAATAAACAAGCTTAGATATGTGAGTTTTTAAATCACCTCTTCTATTGATTATATCAAGAGCAGCTTTCTTTTGCAAACGAGCCATCTGCATCGATGTATTATTAAATGCAAATATTAATCTACCAAGAACCCCTAATTGAACATTAGAAACACGATCTTGTCTGCTTGACTGTTGATTTTCTTCTGATAAAGATCTAAAATCTTCAAACGCTTTTTTCTTTGCTTCTGCATCAGAATACTTTCTAACTTCATTGCCATTAGCATCAATGGTCATTTCTTTTTCGTATGTCTTTGTTCTATTAATATAGAATGGCGTACCTCCAACAGCAATAGCAAAACTATCTGCAATTTGCGTAGGCTTGAATCCAGCTTTAATTAACTTACCAAACAATCTTTGTGGCGCATTACCACCTTTCTCAATAGCTTTAGCAATTTCAGCATCTTCAATGTTTATCTCTAAACCATCTCTACGTTGCTTAAGGAAATCTGAATTAATTAATTCTTTAAATGTTCTACCAAACTCAGCTGGATTAGTTAATGTTTTACCAGCAGCTAATACATTATTATCACTCCAGTTTATGTAGTTAAATGCAGCAGTTGTTTGTAGTACAGCAGAACGAATATTCATCCACATGATTACACCCACAGATCCATTTATCCAATCCAAACCTTTTTGAGCAGAAGGATTTATATTTTCGTATTCAGCTTTACCGGTTTTCATTCTTTTAGTTAACTTTTTAAAGTTATCCACAAAGTCTTTACCATAAGCAGCTTCCATCCTATTATAATTTTCAGGAGTAAATGCTTCTTTTATATTTTCTGACCATTCAGCTAAGAAATCTTTACGAACACCTTCCGTACTGTATGTATACAAATCATATTTTAAGTTACTACCATACCAAGAATCAGTAGGCTCTGGAAAATCAACTAAATTCATAACGCCTTTAGCGTAATTTCTTAAACGATTATCGTTAGAAACTATATCTGTTAATTCTCTAGCTTCTTCTTTAGTAATGCCAGGTATTTCAACACCCTGCTTTGTCCATATATATACTCTAGTAGCTTGGTCTGCGTCAAACCCTGATTTCTCAAGAGCCTCTTTAGATTCTTTAGAAACTTCACCGCCAATTTCATTTAGCTCAGCATCCATAGCTTTCATGTCATTAGCTAGTTTTTGTCTATATGAGCTAAGTGCATTTTCGCCTCTTTCAAACGGATCTAATAATTTTTCTTTCAATAAAGCCATATCAGCGTTACCTTGTTCTCCTTTACCATAAAGTTTATACAACATGCCGGCAAAGTCTTCCGCATTAGGTGGTACAAAGAATTCATAATGGCCTTTCTTTTTACCTAAAATCTGGGCTTTTGCATCGGATAATTTTTCTGCAGAAGGTATACCAGCTTTACGTTCTATCATTTTAGATATTTCTTCGTCTAATTTGATTTGTTTTGATGCTCTTTTTTCAGATATATCGGAAATAATTTTTTTAGCAACAAGTTCTTGCCATGCTGTTTTACCTTCTTTAATATTGTAAACATTACTTAGAGCTTCTTTAGCATCGATTCCAGCCTTATTGCCTAAATTAATCCATTGAGCCAAAGCCATTTTTTCTTGCTCAAAGCCTTCAATTGTGGTTCCAAACAATTTATCAACTTCTAACTGACCATTTTTGCCACCTAAAAGACTAGTGTATGATTCAACTAATTTTTTTACATTCTCTTTGCTACCTAGTGTGCCATCTAAAATACCTTCAATAACATCAGCTCCAAAAGTTGCCTTTGCTTTTAAATGTTCATTTTTAATAATGTCATCAGCTAATATAGATAAATCAAAATAATTTTCTGAAGAGAATTTTCTAATACCAACCCCTTCATTATTTAGCATCATAACAGCAACGTTTTTAGCTAATTTTTTTCTATCGGCTTCATTTAAATTTTTTGATTTTTCACCTATTGTTCTTAAAAACAATTCTAAAAATTGTGATTTTATAGCAATATCAGTAAGAGCATCTTCTTTACCTTCAAGGTTTTCAATAGCATCTATTTTTTCTTCCCTTGATTTATCAGATTTTACAATTTTAGTAGCCTCAGCAAAAAATTCGTTTGCTTTATTAAATAAAGTTAAAAGATTATCTCCTCTTTTTTTACTTAAAGTTTCAATATTTTCATACCATTTATTCCATTCTTCATTTAAATCCTTGGACAGGTTTTTTGATACGTTTGCATCAATTTCACTGTCTCGTTCTCCCTTTTTATTGTTTACTAATTCACGGAATCTGTCTACACTAAAAAAATCATTTGTTTTAAAAGATCCTCTTCCATTATATGAAAAGAATTGTGAAATTACAGTATAAGGCAATTTTCCTTTAGGAGACTTTGTTAGAATACGTGATGATGGTTTTAACCAATTGTTCATCATGTCACTCACAAAATCCTCATAATCTTTTACCCCTTCTGCATCTAATTGTTTTATTTCTTTAAAACTAGCAACGTCCCCTTCTTTAAAACCTCTTTCTACAAGTTTTTCTACTAAACCAGATCTAACTTTATCGCTATTCCTTTTAAATTCAATATTATTTGACAAGTCACTACCAGCCATTCTTTCTCCAGCTGCCCACATAGCTCTACCCAATTCCGTTTTTAATAATTCAGTATCTGGTAATAAAACTCCTTTTTCATCAAGCAATTTAGGTATTAAAAATCTTACCTCATCTTCTCGCATATTCAATTCCTCAGCAACCTCTTTAATTGCTATCGAAGCTCTTGCTGATTCTGAATTTCTGTCAACTTGTTTAGCTATTACAGCAACATAGTTAGATATAAGGTCATTACTTAAAGCCTCTTGTCTAGATTCTATTTGCTCACGCATAGCTTCCTTACTTAAGACATTCATAGTAGCATCAAATCCTAATTCAACAGCTAAAGCTTCTAATAAAGATCTTCTCTTACCATCAATACGTTGAGTACCATCAGCTAAGAAGTATTTTCTCCATTCAGCTAATGTAATATTTTTCTTTGTAAAAATTGGATTACCAGCAGCTGTTTTTTCTCTTGCTTGCTTACCAGTTACTTTATCCATAAAAGGTTCCTTAAACTCAGCAAAACGTTTGTTCACGGCTGACTGGCTTATGTAATCCTTAAACAAAGGGAATGCTTTGTCAATGAAAGCTTCATATTGAGGAGTAGCCTTAACATTATTTATTAAGTTGCCCGCTTCTTTTGACAAATCATTATATAATGAATTTTTAAAGTCTTCAGCTAATCCTTCTTTAAAGTTAAATTGTTTTTGGAATGACTTATCAGGAGCGCCTAAATATTGTTCCACAATTTTTGGCGATCTAGCTTTGATAGTTTCAACTTTGCCGTCTGGATATGTTATTCTAGCTTTATCGCTTTCCAACATCGCAACTTTAGCGGTGCCGCCATCTTTTAATGGAACTCTACCAATTGCTTTTGCGTCTAGATTTTCAAGCTTTTGTGAATTTAAAAACTTTGTTGCATCTGAATTAACTTTTTCAATTACGTTAGATTTTAAACCTAATATTTCTTCCGCTCTTTTTTGTGAAACCCTTGTGTATTGTTCTGGAGACGAAACATCTATATAACCCTCAGAACCACTACCGCTAACACCGCTTAGCCCGGCACTTTCTTCTAATTTATCAATGTTCTTAACGTCTTCCACTGAAAAAGTATTGAACACATCAGCAAATTCTGATTTTTGTAAAGTCTGTAATATACGTTTTGGTAGATTACCATATATATAAGATGTTAATTGAGCTTGTTCAGCACCGCCTTCTGCCATCTTAATATACTTATCTATAGTACTAACGTCACTACCAGCTGCTGTTCTATCTTGTATACCTAATTCTTTAGCTTTGCTATTTATCATCTCACGACTAGGGCGTTGTGTTTTAATGTAGTTAATTAAACCTTGCCCCTTTGACCATCCTTCTGTTAAACTTGCAACACCAAATGTTCCTGGTCCAGAGTCAGTTGTAAGAGATCTTATGATGTCCTCTACGACATCTCTGGACATGTTAATTCCTTTTGATGCCAAATAGCTATCAACCATCCTTTTCACAAGCGGCTCCATTTCCATACCGACCATAAGCCCTGCAACCTCAGCAGAACTGCCTGCTTTCATAGCGTCTTCGTATGCTTTTGTTGCTTTAGAAAATATATCTTTTTTCTCTTGTTCTTTAATTTCTTTTGAAGCTAATTTGTCTATTTTATTAATTTCCGCTTTTTCGGTAGTTACTTCTGTACCTTTAATATTGTCAATTAATTTTTCACCCTCTATGCTAATATTCTTGAATTGCTCAAATTTATTTTTTAAGGATTTTACATTTTTGCCTTCAGCAACAGTACCAAGCTCGTAAATAAATTTTAATAGTTCAGAAGCATTGTTAATATCTTTACCTACCTCAGCACTAAATGGATTTGAACTAATATCAATACCTACTTTATTAAGATAATCTTTTGATATTCTAAGCAAATCAGGTAATAATTTAGTTCCTAATATAGCCTCTCTATATTTAGGCTCTTGAAGAAGCTCTAAAGTATTCATTACAAATTCTTCGTTTTGAACTTCTTTACTTTCTTTAGAATATTTTTCAGCTATTACTTCGCTTAGTGTTTTATTTTTACCGTCTTCTGTCTTGCCAAACCCACCTGTTTCATTAGTAGCTTTGTCAACAGTTTCTTGTATTAAATTTCTAAATTTTTCACTAACAGTTTTATCAGCAGCAAAAGCTTTTTGCAACATTGCATGGCCTAATTCATGACCATATTTACCCTTTTGGTATTTAAGTATATTAACGTTTATTGAATTTGTTTTTGGATCATATTCAGCTAAACGATCAGAATCCATTTTAACAGTTCCATCAGGACTTTCGTTACCTTCAAAAATGTTTAACTTTACATTATCACCTAATATCCCAGATTCAGCAGTTGCTTTAAATGATCTATTAATTGCTCTTTGAGCAGCCACAACAGATGCTTCGGTCTTAGCTATTACGTCTTCTCTTTCCGCTATTTCGCCTCTTGTAAGATTACCTGCTGCTAATTCTTCTTGAGCGCGTAATTTTGCGTTCATCATTGAATTAATATCTAGCTTATTAAAGCTTTGATCAGCTGCTTTTAAATTATAATCTAATGTGTTTAATAAATTTTTTTTCTTTTTTATTAAAGCTGCGTTTTCCGTATTATCGGTATTTTCTAATTCTTTAATTTCATTGTATACTTCATTTCTAATTTTACGCGTTTTAGCTACTGATTTGAAATCATATTTGTAATCAACATGAGCAAGACCTAATAATGCTCCAGATATACCATCAATTATAACTCTTTCAGTCGCTTGATCTAGCGTACCATAATTTTCATTTAAAGTAGTTTTAAAATCTTTATTACCAGACAAATCTTTTATTAAACCTTCTGTTACTGTAGCTGCATTAGAACCAGCAACCATTGCCAACCCTCCTTGTAAATTGTTTTTGTAAATAGAATTAAACAAGATTGAGCCTCTCCCATAAAACGGAGTGACAGGTAATATTTTACCTATTGCCTGACCACCTAAATAAAACCCTGCTCCGCCTCCAGTTTGCGATTCACCTTTAGATATAGCTTTGAATGTAGCCTCTTCTTTTAAAGCATTAATTGCGTGATATAATGTTTTATCTACAACACCTTTTGATTTGCCTAAAGCTGCTAGTCTTTCGCCTAGTCCAGTGGCTCCCATTATTCCTCCTGTTATTTTATTAGCAGCATAAAACTTTAAGGCTTCACCTGCTCCATATCCAGTTGCTTCTGCAATTTTCATAGGCAAGTCTCTCTCAAAAGCTTTTTGTTGTTCTGGAGTTGCGTTTACTTTATTATCTTGAAATACTTTTTGTATATAATCAAGTTTGTCTCTATCTGAAGTCACGTAGTCATGTACAAAGTCTTCACCTAATAAACTTTTACCAAAGTTTTCACCGACTGCGGCCCATGCACTAGGACTAATCCCCTTTGGATCGATGTTCATTAAATAGGTTATCTTATACGCTTCTCTTTCTTTATTTAATCTCCTTTTATCTTTTACTAAATCCTGTACCTCGTATTTTATTCCTTCACCTCTTTTAAGCGGCTTAGCGCCTTTAATATTTAATTGTATATCGTCTAAAGCGTAATCAGATCCGTCAAATTCAACTATATCTTTTATTTTAACATTCTCAAATTCACCCGTATTAGGGTTTGGTTTATATCCCTTTTGAGCCAAAGAAGCTCTAACAGCGAATGTTTTTGGATTTATATTATATTTTTTCTCTAATCTTTTTTGTAAATTACCGTATTCGGCTATATGTGTAAAATAACCAGTTTCTAAAGATTCTAGATCTTGGTCTTTTTGTTTTGCTACAATTGACTTAAACCCTTTTTCTTCGTCAGTCATTGACTTTTCATCGCCATTTGCTTTTCTAGCTGCCACTTCTTTTTGACTTAAACGACGTCCAGTTACGTTATCAAAATGAAATGAATATTCTTTATTGTAATTTTTTAGTTTTGCATTTAAAGTAGGACCTAGCTTAATTAATTCATTTTGAGCATTAATCTTCTCAGCGTCGGTATATGATTTTGACTTAAGAATATCTTGCAAAGATTTTGCTTTTAATATACCTTTTTCAATAAACTGCTCCTCTTTTGTCGTTTCAGCTATATGTTGGTTTATACCAATATTTAATGCGGCTGTGTAATTACCGTTAGCTTTTTGTTGATCTCTAAATTTTTCTTTTTTTGCAACAAGATCATCACTGTTCTTTTTAACTCTAGTTTTTATAACATCCTCTACAAGACCATCAACAACATATTGGTCTAATTCTTTGCCAGGATATAAAGTTTTGTAGTTTTCCTTTGCATCGTCTTTTATTGCTTGAACTATAGTTTCGTCATTTAATAGTTCATTTTCGGTATCTAAATTTCTTTTTAAATCAACGTCTTCTCCGTATTCAAATCCAAAAATATTATCCTTAACTTTTCTAAGATTACGGCTACTAATAAAATTATTAGCAAATGTTTTAAGACTAGCTAGAGTTTCATCTTTTTTAACAGGAGCAAATACTTGTCCTTTTGCAATCTTAGCAGCTTCTGCTTCAGAAAGCATTGAAGGCGGTAACTTATAAAGCTCCGCCTTGGTTTTTGGTTTTTGTTGCTCTTGTGTTGTATCAAACCCAGATATAGGTTTCATATAAGCACTATACTTACTTTTGCCCCATACGTCTTCATTAGCTACTTTTTTTGTGGTAGCGCCATTAATGCTAGCTATTTTCTTTTTCTTTTTATCTTCTAACTCTTTAGCTGTTAATTTATCGTTTTGTAAAGACATATTATATTTTATTTTTTATTATTTTTTACCAGTACCAAATCCCCATTCCAAAATTTGTTCGATAACACCCTTATCCTGTTTTTTAGGTGGCGGCGTAACCTCACCCTGTGGAGTGGTAGGCGTTGGCTGTGGCGACTCTGTCATTTTTTCTGTTGTATCTTTGTCAAATATTCGCTCTCCATATTGATTACCTCGGGAGTCTAAAGCATAAACATAGTATTTGCCGTCTTCTAGCCTTGGCTCAGTGTATTTTTTGCCATCTCCTGTTCCACCACCATTACCTCCGCCTTTGCCTCCTCCTCTGTTAAGAGAACTCAAAGCGTTCTTTCTATTTATTGCTTTAGTTAAAGCTTCTTGTTCTTTTCTTTTCTTTTCAGCAATACCTTCATTAGCAACGTCCATTCTAGCTTTTACTAATCGATCAACTACCATGCTTCTAACATTGTCAATTGCTCCTTCTGTGTTTTTATTCTTATCCCACATATTAGCAATGTCCTTAGTGTTAAGCTCATTGTCGAAATCGTATACTATAGACTTTAAAGAATTAGGATTTTGTAAAGCTTGCTCTAATTGCATACGATACATATCCATATCTGTTTTATTTAAAGGAACACCGGCTTTATATACCGCTTCATTACTTTTTAATAAAGTATTTGCAAGTTCATAATCTTTATATACAGGAGCTGGAGCCTCGTTGAATGACAATGTAGTACCATCAATATCAAAACCAATATTTCCGCCTTCTAAGATTTTAAATGGGGCATCGTATTTTGCATCACTTTTCTTATCACCATCACCATCATAAAAACCATACATAATCATGGATTGTTTATTATGCTCTGGATCCATACCTTTAGATAGCGAATTATCTATTTGATCTTTAGCATAATCTAATTTACCTTTCTTATATGCTTTTAATTGTTCAGCTAGATTTGTGAAACTATTATTAACACCATTCATTATGTCAACATATTCCATGTATTCAGGAGAAGTACTGTCCTCAAGCTTAGCTACATTCTTAGCAGCCTCGGCATATTTAGAACGCTCAGCCATAAGAAAATTACGCATAGCCGCAGTCTCAGCACCGGAAAAAGAACTGAAATCCATGCCGGTTTTCATTTTGCTCATATAATCATTAACTCTATTTTGATAATGATCATTCTTTTTTACTGTCTCCGGAGTATTTGAAGATTGAGCGGCGGCTGCCATACCTTGACCGGCAGCATTGCCTACATCAATAAACTTCTTAGCAGTTAAAGCTGCTCCTTGTATTAACGCGTTATTTGCCATAATTTATTACATTGTATTTTTATTTCCCCAACATATTACCCATGAAAGAACCGCCTCCTTTTAAACTTGGCACTTGAGGCAATACCGAAGTAGCTAAACCCGCAACACCTCCTATTATAGATTTAGTAGCAGCATCTCTAGCAGCATTAGCAGCACCTAAACGTTGCTGAGACATACCTAACATTGTGTCAACTTTATCTTTTTCAGCAGCTCTTGCTTGATATTCACCTTGGATTTCGTTTTCTTGCAATTGCCCAGCCATCTGACGCTCTGCAGCTTGATTACTTGCTTCTTGCGAACCAATACTAACAGCAGCTGATTGTGCATTTTGAGATTGTTGATTAGCTAATGATTGAGCTAATGCAGCAATACCAGAACCACCAGCAGCTCCTTGCAAAGCATCCATTGTGTTTGCCATACCTTGATTTTGCTGTTCAGCAATAAAATCGGCTTCTCTAGTGTTTACGGTTAAATCTTCGTAAACGTTCTCTTGGTTTTTGTATAAATTAGAAGTATCAGCTCCCTCCATGCGAGATTTATTTCTATTAAATTCCGCCTGAGCAGCTGCTTGTTCACGTTTTCTTGCACCGCTACCAATGATTCCACCGGCTATACCAGCTAAACCTTGTACGGCTCCAATTAATGGCATCATAATTATATTGTTTTATAAGTTATTATTACGTATTATTTACTACTTTCAACTACCTCGCTACCAACACTAAACAATTCTACGCTAGATAACGAGTCATTTTTAAATTGAGCTTCGGCATAATATCCTTTTAAGCCACTAGTATTTACCGATGCCGTCTTACTAAATAATATAAAACTAGAAGTAAATGGTCTAGGCGTAGCTGGAGATATATTAGCTGTTATTGAATTTCCTGATATAGAAGTTATTAATCCTATTAGTACAATATCAACTCCGTTTATATCGTTTGTATAATAAGCCGTGTCCCCTACCTGCACGGATACATTAAGGGGTTTCGGAAATGTTAATGTTATTGAAGCCATGTTTAAATTTTTTATTTATTATGAACAGTACCCAGAACTTATTACGACACCGTCAGTGCCAACATACACCCATGCAGCTATTACTGAATTTCCAACAAAGTAGCCATAGTAAAGAGGTAATGTAAATGTCATAGGATTTGTAAGCCCTGGTCCATTATATATAGTATCACCTGGGTTTATAAATGAATTAACTGAGTATCTTGTTGTTCTAAGAGCAAATTCTACACCGGCTATTATATTGCCGCAAGCAGTACTACTGTTATCTACGCCAAATGTAATCATAGTTTGAGCTACAGGTCCTGGTGGAACAGTAGTGGTTGTCGTTGTTGTTGCAGACATTTGCGATACAGTCCATACAGAAGGTTGCCCTGATGGTGTATTAAACGTGCTCGCTAAATCGCCGGTTAAAGTAAATGTATATGTATCTCCATTAATTGTTGGAGGATATACTATATTTAATGTTGCAGTACCATTAGCTCCAATTGTCCCGCTAAATGTATTAATAGTTACATTTGCAGCATCCTTATATGTTAATGAATAAGCAGCTCCTTCTACACCATATATGGTAGCAGCTCTACTTTCGCCAGTGCTTAATACAGTATTTAAAGGTGTTGAATATCCTGTTATTTTTACAGCTGGATTATAGATCACTTGAGCACATGCGTTTAATGATAATACGTCCCCTGAAACATTTGCGTTTGGGAATGTATAAACAACAACAAAATCAACTCCTATTATATTTCCTTTATCATCTAAAGTATTTGAAGATGAAAACACATAATTACTTACATCTCCTTTTGATAAAACTAAAGTAGGTTGAGTGGGGAAGTAGTAGCCATTAGAAGCATAGACAGGTATTTCTGATATTACCGAAACTGCTCCAAAATTATTTGTAGAACTAAATGATGTAATAACTGGACTTGACGTGTTGCATAATTGATTCGTTATTGTACCGCTAATGCTATACATTGCCTGTTCTGCAAAACCTTTTATGCAAATTGGTACATTAACATCGTAGCTAGGCATTATTGTAGGGTTTTTAAATGTAGCCGTAGCTATTATATTTTTACCATCCTGTAAAAAAGTAACACCGCTTAAGCTATTTGGTAATGGCTGTATTACACTAAAATTGCTTGTACTAATGGTATAACCATCGTCTGGTATTATAATTAAATTAACACTTGGTTTATTAGAAGCTATATTGTTTCCTTCAGCTTCTTTAAAACTAGCAATAGTAGTTGTAAATTTTGCCATATTTTTTATTTTAATATACTTATTTTTATTATAATAATATTGATTTTTTAGCAGTTTCTTGCACTTGCTCCCAATAATAAAAGCTTGCTCTATCTTTATCAATTATTAGTTCTTTATTATAAGGCAATTCTTGTGTAAAATTTCCTTTAAAGAATAAACCTGTATCAGCTGTTGATACACCGGCATTATGAAGTATCCAGTTAGTTTCTACGGAAGATATATTATCTGTACTCCATCCAAAATTAAGCCTTGTGTCAACTTTAGTTTCGTATCCCTTTAGCCAAATATTCCAAAGAAAAGCCCACATACCCGCCGTCCATTTTTGGATAGGATAGTCGTTCTCAAATTTTTTAACATACAATAGTTCTGTTTCACAAAAATAAGCGTACAATTTTACGCTGTCACTTTCTATTTTATCCCAAAACTCATAAGACTCACCTATAGTAATATATTGAGCTCCTCCTGAGTTACTATTCATTATTCTGGGTATTAATTTGTCAATACCTACAATCTCACACATTTTTTCATAAATATGATTACCCTTTTGCTGTATATAATCATAATTAATGTAAGAATTAGTGTCACTTAAGTACCACGCTTTTCCAGCCATTGCCCAATTAACATCCGGTTGCTTCGTAAATACTATATCGCTATCATGCAAAAATAGTCTTTCCCCGATTAAATCCGGGTTTGCTTTCATGTGACTACTCATAAGATTAAAATAAATAGAAGGGATATACCTTTTATCTACTCTTGTATCATTATAAAAAAAGAATCTAACAGTATTGTAATGATTTTGTAGTTTTCTCCATTCAACAGGTACTATATCATCATTTATTGCACAAAGTATGTCGATTTTATTGGGATTAACGTTGTGCTTTATAAAATTATTTATAAGCACTTCAACCTGCCAAGTGTAAAAACTAGAAGCAGGTTGAGCACATATATATCTCATATATTAAATTTAATTATTAATGTGTTGTGTTTAATTATTGATCACAATCAAACTGAGTAGTGAATGCCGTTCCATTCCAATAACGCGTTATAACACCATTTGAATAATAACCAGCTGATCTAATTGTCTGTATACTACAGCTTCTATATAATATAGTAGCGTCCGCAAAGTTAGTTGTGTCTATTCCGGCTAATTGGTAAATAGGCTGAGATTGATTATATTCAATGCATGCCTGCTGCCAGCTTGTTTGATTGTATGATAAGCTAATATTGTTACATGTAACTGCGCAAGTTCCCGTTGTTGAAATAACCCCTGAAGTAGTCGGCTGAACCGTTTTAACAGGTGTTGCTCCATAAGAAGCCGCTAAACCATACCATTTTAGATTACCATTAAATACAGAGGACATGTTAGCGCTAGAATATAATACATCGTTATTAGTGATGTCATTTATATTACTTCTAGTAGACCATACTTGTCCAGTAGCTGTTGGGCCACAAGCTGAAGCAGCATTAGTTGCGCCGCTATTTTCAGCGTAGTTAATGAAATAAGCATAAGTAGGCTGGGCCGTTGTAGTTGTTGTACTAGTCGTGGTTGTTGATGTAGTTGTTGTAGTAGTTGTCGTCGATGTTCCAACTATCTGTAAATCAACGTAATTTGTACACGTCCCAATTGATTTTACTCTTATTACTGTAGAACCGGTTGGTGCTGTTATATTTGTCCCCGCTACCAAAGTCGCTTTGGCCACATTTGTAGCTATAGGAGACGCGTATCCTCCAACGTCTGAGTACAGGTCAAAGAAAGGCCCGGTATCAGCTCCGGCTGTAATTGTTACTGTTACTGTCATTTTTAATTATTTAGATTTATTGTTTTCATTATTATAATCACTTATATTGTCTATTACTAAATTTCTGTAGCTGTACCACTTAAAGAACAGTCAGGCGGCAATGTTGTTGTAGTTGTCGTTGTTGTTGTAGTTGTTGTTGTAGTTGGTACCGTTGTTGTAGTAGTTGTCGTTGTAGTAGGAGGTACATCGATTGCATTTCCTGTTAAACTACAATTATTAGACAATACAGCGTTACCAGATAAAGAACAATTATATGCAGCAATTGCAGATCCAGATAATCTACAGTCAGTATCTATACTACAATTCGGATCAATAAACACATTAACATTAAATACCGTAGGGAATACATCTCCACTTATACTAATTGCTCTACCAATACCTTGAACATTAAATTCTCTAGAATCTACATTATTATCACAATTTGTATTAAAGAAAGTAGGTAATCCTTTTATATAATTAAATTTCTTACCTTCTTTATCTATAAAATCTTTTACAGTACCTTCTTGTAGATCAGTAACAACACTATTAACATACCATCCTTTCTTTTTGTTAAATGAAGTTGGGATTAATTTGTCTGCTTGTATTTCAGCAATTGAAAAATCTTTAGACCCAAAGGTGGAAACGTTGTAAACATATTCAGCAGAATCAGTACCAGTATAATTTAATGTATTAAATGTTTTAACAGAATAAGGATCCTCGTTTATGATAATATTAAATGAACTTTCGTTATATTTACCTAACAATTCGTCATCCGGCCCAACACCGTAAAATTTATTATGTATAGAGTTAGTGTAATGTTCCCATATTCTTCCATACTTAAAAGTGTAATATGTACTATTTATAGAAACGCCTGATTCGGGTGTATATGATTTTCTACTAGTCCATCCATCAACTTCCTCTTTAAATGATAAAGTTGTTTTTGTTGTTGGTAAAGAATTAATAAATGCACCACATTCAGGGTCTTTATTAAGTCTGTCAAATTCACCAACGCCTAATGTTTGTTGCCAATATGTTGTTAAATTATTTAATGTAAGATTATATTCTTTAGAGAACATGTCAAACGATCCAAATATATCTTTATTTAGTTTTAGATTATTATTAAAGAAAGAGTACATTCCTTTATTAGATATTTCAGTAAGCCCATCCGCTGAAAGTCTTAATACAACACCTCTTGCTCTGTCTGCAAAATATATTCTATTACCGAATTCAGCAAAAGATTCTGGGTTTGTTGAAATACCATATATACCACTATAAGCTTGCGCTTGCCCTAATACAGATCTACCAGACGTTAAGTTGGTATTACCATCAGCATTGTACAAAGCGTCTTTGTCTGCTAATATTGATAAACATTTATCTTCGCACAATGTTACTAAGTCTGTATCTCTAGCTCTAAGTTTTTGTATAGAACCATATTCTGGCAAAACGTCTTTTGTAATCGCCTCAGCAATTATAAATTGGTTTAAATTATTTATACCAGATGTTGAATTAAATATTTGTGAAAATATTAAACCATTAAATCTAGTCTCTTGTCTATACGGCTCTTCTAGCGTAGCTGAAGCTTTGACTCCATTCCCTAGTGTAGGAGCATTAAAATCATCTCTAATTCTATTAGATTCTACACCATTACCAAATGAAAAACAATTAGACCAGTTTAGTCGATGCGTTTGTCCATGTTCAGAGGCCTTATAGGTTTTTGGAACTTCCCAATATATATTAAGCTCTGTAGCTTCTTTAGGCTCCGTTTCAAATATAGCTGGATTATTTGTAGTAAATGAATCGTCATCTTCATTAATACCAATAAATTCCATTTCTGTAAATTGACTTAAGTTAGGTGTATTACCTACTAGTTTAGTACCAACTGGATTCCATGTAAGCCCTCCAGTGCCACTAGCCCTTTTAAAACCAATTCTAAATCTTGCTATTTTATTTTGGTTATCCTTATACATTGAGTTAGAAGGCCTACAAGCATAAGTTCTTTTGTCCTGCCTATCTGTACTAGTTATTTCGTATATTGTCTTGTCTGGGTCATCAACAAATCTAAACAAAGAACCATTAGATGTTAAACTCTTAACAAATTCCTCGTATCTATCAATACCTTCTCCAACATTTTGTTGAAATGCCCATCCTGAGTAAGATATGTCCATTACCCCATTTGTGCTTGTTCCGTTTCTAAATCCGTCACAATCCGTCGCACAGTAATCAATAAACCATCTTTGAAAATTACCTTGAGCATCAAGATTGTCCCATGTTTGTTTCCAGAAGCCCGAGCTTGTTCTTGATCCTCTAAGTAAGTATAATGGAGCTACAGCTTTTCTATAGTAATTATTGTTGTTTGCTGCTGCGGCAGAAATAATTGATTGAGTTAATAATGAATCTTGGTTTACCTTAACAAAGAATCTACCAGTAAATTCTGGTTTATTTTGTATATCAACATAAGCAATTTGCAGCACAAGGCCGGCAACAGCATTTGATTGCCCATAAGGTTGCGTTGATGTAAAATTCATATCAGGTCCAAACGACTTGTCTGATGTAAGCCTATAGTTAACAGAATTAGGAGCGGATGTGCTAGATACTTTATACCACTCACTAAATGTACTTCCGTTACCAACACGCATTATTAAGCCAGAAGTTGTTGGAGCATCATCTCCAAATTCCTTTTTATAATCGTCTTGATCAACTTCTAAGAATAAACCACCAGCAATAGGAAATCCTGAATATGTAAATTGAGTACTAAGACTACCCATATTTATTTTAGTTTCTTTTAAATAAACGGGTGCCTCATTCTCTATAGCTATTATTTTGTATCTAGCCTGTTGTGTAACTGGATTATTATTGTCATGCTCCTTTTTTAATATCAAGAAAGTTTCTTCGTCAACTTTGTTTCTTTCAGCCGATGGAAATGATAGCCATATATTGCCGTCTTCCGCTTGATAAAATCTATCTAAAGATAAATTATAATACTCTTTAGATGTTTCTTTTATAAAGTATTTAAAGTTTGTAAACTTTTCTGTTTGATTATAATAAGGAATATTATTATTTATTTTAACATCAATAGCATTAGCAAAGGCTGCTTGACTTTTACTAAGTATAATTGAAGCATCGTTAGATGTAAACACAGGAGTAGTTCTTCCGTATTGATCCATATAAGCCACACCAACCTGATATGTTCTTATTGATTTTACAGAAGGAACCCCAATCAAAGCATTATTAATATCTGGTAAAATAGAATTAGAAGAAAAAGATGCAGACAAAGATGTTTGCATTGGTTCTCCACTTTGCTCTAATAAGTTAAAGTTCTGAGTATAGTTAGCGTATATTAATCTATTAGCTGTTATCTCTTGAGCCTTAGCCCATCTAGGTACGTTATCGTATGGTCTTAATAATTGATTTGACTGTACTACAGAACTAATAATTTCTGTTCTTATGTTGAATGAATCATTAACCCATTCTAAATCGTTTGGTTTAAATGAATCAACAACGTATACATTATTACTAACTGAATCTTTATACAATAGATCAACTTCAACAACATCATCTGGCATATCAGAAGTGATATAATCAGATAACTTTAATTGTCTAATATTATTAGTCATACCAAGGTTATAGCCTTGGTTTGGGTTATAGTCAAACTTCCCTGGTAAAAAAACTGCTTTTGTAAATGGAGAAAATGCAGATACTTCATTGTTTCTATATTTCCATCTATATGCAAACATTGCAAATTTAAACTCAAAGAAAGGAGCTTCTTGCTCTAATGTTACCTCATAAAATACAGGAGTGGTAGTAACGCCTGGCGCAACGCCTACTGACAATACAGTTACTCGAGCACCCGTTTGATTGTCTCCAACACCTATTGTTGAATTAACCATTACCCTAATGATAGTGTCATTATCTAACGGATCATTTTCGCCGTTTCTTAATAATAAAATATCTCCTTGATTATAATAAGGCAAAGTATTACCAGACCATGTTAATGTTTTTTGGCCGCTTTCCGGCGTCAATGGAACAATGTCTCCGTTTGCGTCCGTATAATAGAAAGAGTAGGTAGTGTTTGTATTAATATTTGCCACCTGCCCGCTTGAGTTTAGCTGAGCAGTTTCATAAGCAGATACAGTAGGTGGTTGTAAAGGGAACTTTTTAATAACCGTTATATCGGCTTCTATAAAGTCTCTTCCGTAAATTTGAGAATGTCTTGTGAATGAATCCGTAGATGTGATCCATTGATCTATATTTATTTTCTTTGGCTCAGTTTGATTATCTGTCCACATGAGCATTCCTTCTAAAATATTTATACCAGTTATTAAAAAATCTGGCGTAAAATTTAAAATACCTTTAGTATCTACTAATAAAGGAGCAGTTATACCTGTTGATGTGTTATATGAAGCTATTACGCTAGCCGTATCAGACGAAATAAACCAATATATATATTCCGTAGTGTTGTCCGCTATTGAGCCAATACAGACGGCATTTTGCAAAAATGTTATATAGCCAACATTCCACTCAGTGAATACTTGAGTAGAAGGGTTATAAGACTTATTCTTTTTTTCTAAGTTACCTTTTATATTTTGAAATGCTCCAACCTGTGAACTAGTAGATGTAGCAACTTGCAAGTTTAATGCATCTCTGTACTCACCATTAGGTACTAACCTCTCGTCGAGGTCTTTATTCATCCTACCAGATGTAAAATTATGTATTAAATCTGCCATGTGTGTTTTTTAGTGTTTAATCCATTTCGATTGATTCTTCATAAGCTGTTCTACTAACGATGCCTTAAGATTAGAAAGCCTAATTTTAGCATTTCTTTTAGCAGCTGTAAGTTCATGCTTATATCTAGCAATCATATACTCTGGGGTATTAGCTCTTGTAGCCAAAACAGCGTGAGCTATATATTTGTATATTGCATCTACCGCAAACTTATGCACGGTCATATCTGCATCTGTACCTAATCCATCACTTATGTAACGTAATGTTACAATTCTTTCTCTTAGGTCAGAGCTAAATCTAATTACACCTTTTATTTTGTCAATGTAAAATGTACCATTAGCTTGAGACATTTCAGGGTTTAATCCGTATCTTCTTCCGTATGCGTACATACCAATTAAATCCGGGTTGTTATTCCAAGTCCAAGCTCCGTTAGGAGGTAATGGTGTATTAGACGAATACCTAGATCTATCCCATCTTTTTAATGTTTCAGATTCATTAGCTAATGGCACGTTACCTAGGTTGTCAAATGTATATTCATAATCCTCATCCTGAATATATGGAGAAGGGTTGCTTGTTATATCTGTTCTGTATATTGGTCTTTCGATACCTTGATTATCTGTCCAAGATATTTTAGTATAGTTAACGTAATCCTGAGGTAATATCATATATAACCCCGGTGGAACTTCTATTTCAATAGCTTTGTCTTGTGGTAAAAGATCAAAACTAAATTCTTGGATAGCTCGCATTGCATGGAATTGCACATCAGTACGTTTAACTTTAGATATTATTTTATCTTCGCCAACATACATTATCATAAAATTATTTATGATGTCATTTATTGGTACGAATTGATAATTACCATATTCCTCGTCATTACTATTCCATACCCCGTCAGGACCTAAGTAGTATTCTTCTTGTGTTTTATCTAATAACCCCATTTATTAAGATTTTTCTTGTTGAGTATTTTGCATTTCCATTCCAGCGGCTACTTGGTATAAGCCTACATCTTTTATAAGTAAACCAGCAAATTCTAATATTTTTATAACTAGCTCAGTTTCTTCAGATTCATGTAGTTGAAAATCAACAGATGTAGTGGAATCGTATAAAGCTTCACCATAAACCATTTGATAGCCCCATGAAACCTCGTCTGGTCTACTTATATAATTACATGAAACCCCGGTCGTTAAAGCCGCATTGCCATATACTTTATATCCATTTTCATTAGCTATAAATACAGGTCTTGCGTTTGTTGGTTTTGTATAAGGGGATTGTGCAATATATAAATACTCATTGTAGTTTAACCTTTCTGCTTCAACAGGTGTTGTAGTGGTAACTATAGTATTTGGTGTTGGGTATAATGATTTTGATGTAGTAATATTATTATATACTACTGTTCCCATTCTGTAAAGGTTTGATGGGGGCGTCCAATAACCTGTTAAGGTACTGTAATTCATTGGAGCCTTAACTTCAAATATATTAATTTTCTCATTAAGGATATTAAGCATGTCAGAGAACTCGGTTGAGTTACCGGGTAGTCTACCAAATTGATTAATATCGTAAAAATATTGCTCAAATATATCTAATTGAGCTTGATTAGCAAATAAGTTAAACTCTTGAGGCGTTAAGTATCCTCTTTGTTCCTTGTTAAGTATTGCTAATACTCTTTGATAAACGGTATCTACGCTTACAGCCATAATGTATTATTTTTGTTTTAGTGTTTATAGTAAGAAAGGCCACCCATAAGGCAGCCTAACTACTATAATGGGTAATCTTTAAAGTCTTTTTTGTATTGCTTTAAACACTTCCATTCCTTCATCAGTCTTAAAGTAAGCTGATAATGCAGAATATGGGTGTTCATCAAAAGGAATCGTCATAAGTTTTCTTCCGCCTACCCCATAAGTAAATGTACGTTGGTCTGGAGTCAATGCGATAATTCCCATTTCTACAGCTTTAATACCAACATTTCTTAAATGTGTATTTTCGTCAGTAGCTAACTGCATAAATTTCTCAGGATAATTTCTAGCAAATACTAGTAAGTCTCTTTTTAACTCTTTAGAAGATAATTCAGAAACTGCAGATCCTAATTCAACTCTCATGATAGCTTCAGCGTCGTCAATATCCATTTCCTTAGCCATGTTCAATGCTTCTAATTCAAATTCAATCCAATCAACTTGGTTTGTAGCGATTGCTTCTGGTTTGTATTCTTTAATAAGACCAGATAAAGCAGCTGGATGATATAATGACAATAGCTTTTGCAATGCTACTTGTTCTTTAGGTACTCTTAATTCACCGTTTTTAAATACGATTCTACCTAAAAGGGCTTGACCATCTTGTTCATCGACAAATACAGATCTTTGATTTGTAGCATATCTTAATTCTCTTTGGTATCCTTTTTCAGGATCAAACCATAATAATGCTTTTGTATTACTATGTTTTGTTGGTAATGTGAAAATCAAAGGCTTTCTACCTGTTGTTAATTCATATAACCTGTCTTTTATAACCCATTCGTCTTTCTTAGGAGCTTGTTTAACTGGTTCCTTTGGTGCGTCTGAGATTGTTGGTTGTACATCATATTGTACTTCCTCTTGTGCGCTATCTGTAGCGGCTTTAGTAGCTTGTTTTGCCATGATATAATATAATTTAATAAATTTAAAAAGGTAATAATTACCCCCGTAGTTTCAACGAGGGTAATCACTACACTATACTTAATACTAAGTAGCTTTGAACAATACGAAGTTGTTAGCAGCTTGAGTACACATAGTTCTTTCAGATAAGAAATGAACATTCATTTTATCAGAATCACTTGTGTAGTTTCCTCCAACAGAACCAGTAACCCAAGATTTCAAACGTCTGTCATCAGCTTCAGAAGCACGGTAACGGATGTGTAAGAATGGTCTTGAAATGTTTTGACCCAATTGTTGATCGTAAACTGTAGAAGTTCCTGCTGGAACTAACACACCTTTAATATCATTGATAAGTCCACGAGTAGTAGAATCATTCAAATATTTCCAGTCAGTTTTGTAGAAATCGTAAGCACCACGACGGAATCCAGAGAATCCTAAGTTTAATGCCATATCTTCAGAGTTATCAAATACACCGTAAGATGTACCACCAGCTCCGTAAGAGTTTTGCAACGCAAGCATGTTATCAATAGAAAGAGAAGTAGCTCTATCTAAGAACAACATATTTTCTTCAATTGCTCCTTGTTTGTCTAACTCAGAAAGGATAGTATCAAATTCTTGGATACCAGCTCCACCAGCAGCACCGAAATCAGGATCATTGTAAACAAGACCTCTTTCTTCTAATGCAGCGAATAAACCTTGAGTTCCTTCGATATTTCCACCACCTGGGTTTTGAGTAGTATTAGCTGCGATTGTACCAGCTGCTTTTTCAGCTTCAACCATTGCCATTTCTAAGTAATCTTCGAAACGAATACGAGCTTCGTGCTCTGATTTCAAATACCATAAGTATCCACCAGTTCCAATTTCAGTAGTAACTTCTACCCATCCGATTTGAGCAACGTCAGAACCGTTAACAGTATATTTATCTCTTAAGATAATTGGTTGGTTACTGTATGAAGTGAAAGAAGCATCAACTGAATTTCCAGCAGCTTCAGATCCTTTTAAATACTCAGAACCAAAAACGAATAAGCTAAGAGGCGCTTGGCTAGTAGCTCCTTGTAAAGCTGAAGTCAAGTTACTGTTAGAATTATCGTAAACAGCAATGTTATAAGTCTGAACACCAGAAGCTAAAGCTCCAACAGATTTAACATAAGCTTTGTTAGTTACGTTACCTTTAGCGATAACAAGAGTCATACCAGCTCCTAATAATGGCGCTTTTCCGTCAGCTCCAGGAGAAGGCAAACCGATAGTTTGAGTTCCAGCTGTTGAAGGTGAGTTAGAAACGGCAGTATCATAAGCGATATGCAATCTTCCTTGTTCTGACCATACTACTTGGTCTGACGCCATTGGCATTTCAGCTCCAACCATACGCAAGAATCCAGCGATTGTACGGTTACCGTAACGCTCAATTTCTTTTTCGTATACTTCTGGTAAAAATTGTTGTGTCCAAGACATGTTGTCTAAAGACAAATAGTTATCTCCGAAAAGTCCTTTAACTGGACGTGGAGTTAAGTGTGATAAATTCGCCAATGTAGCTGGCGCTGTTGCAAATCCTGCCATAATCTTTTATTTTAGATTGGTTTAAATGTTTTAATTTTTAATTTCGAATCAGCTCTTCCTGTTTCAACTGCACGCACTTGCCAACCATTTACTTGTTTAACATCTTGATGAACGCCGCGAACGCCCATTTCAATGTTTTTAGCTCTTGATGTACTGTCTTTCATAGCGTCGGCTTTACCCTGCTCATAAAAGTGTTGTGCTACAGCATCTGCATTCATAGCAGTAAACAAACCTTTGTGATAACCTTTAGCATCTGACATCTCATTTTTTTCGTTCAAGAACTTCTTGATAAAATTGTTGATGTCGCTTTGTTGGTTTTTCACATCAGAGGCATTCTTAACATTAAAACGATACTTTTTATCCCCCACACTGAAATCAAAACCTTTGAAATCTTCTGAGAAAACTTGATCGGTTTTCTGTAAAAATGTTTTTGTTTGCTCTTCCGCTACGCGAATCGCTTCCTCATTCTCTTTATTATAACGATTAAAAAATTCAATCGCTTTTTGTTGTTCCGGAGCCAATTTAGTTCCAGCTTTAATTTCACTATAATATTGTGATTTTAAACCTTCTAAATGTTTCCTTGCTTTTTGTAATTCTTCTTTTTGAGCAATTTTCTTTTTTCTTATTTCTCGCTCGTCATCCACATCTTCGTCAAACGCAAAATTCTCTTCCATTAGGAAGTCAATTTCTTCGTTATCTAAATGAGGTTTTGTATTTTGATAATACTCTTTTAGTAAGTTATAATTATCTAATTTACTATAATCAGTATTTAATTTTACATAATCCTCTAATGAACCACCGGTTTCATTCATAAAATCAACGACCTTCTGAATGTTTTCTGGTAAATCAATACCTTGTGCACGGCTTTCCGCTACAGCTTCTCTTACTTCTTCTTGTAGTGTTACTGCTTCTTGTGTAGCTTCTTCCGATAGCTGTTCGTCAATTATTTCTTCAATAACGGACCCTTCATTTTGAAAGGGCTCTTGTCGTTGTGGTACTTCTTCATCCACTTTTTCGCTATCTCCGGTTCGTTCTTGAACATCCACTTCATTTGTTTCTCGCTCTTGAATGGCATCTTCTGGCTGTTTATTTATTTGTGCAAAATCTAATTTAATAGTACCGTCTGTATCGACTGTGGCACCATTACCAATAACAACTTCCGCTGCCGGTTCTAATTCGTTGTTTTCTTCCATGATAAAATATTATATAAATGTTAGTATTATTATTACCTAGGCTCGAAAGAACCTAAGTCAAATCCGCTACCCATTACGTCGTTACCAGATGATTCAAAATCTTTTGGTCCAGATCCTGATTGTTTCTGATCTATTAACTCACTTTGTTGAGTAGCCTGCATTTTAGCTCTTTGATCTTTTCTGTTTTGGTCTAGCTCCATTTTCTGTTGCATAGATTCAACTTCCATACCCTTAAGCTTCATGTTATATTGGAATTCTAATTCCATTAATTGCTTCTTAGCATCAACTTCAACTTGTATTCTTTGTTGCTCTATACTTCCTTTTAATTGTTCTAATTGAGCTTTTGTTTGATATAAAGCTTGATCTTTTTGAACTTCAGCTTGAGCAGCTGCTTGTTGCATTTGAATATTAGATTGAGACTGAGCTTGAATGTTAGCTTGTTGTTCTGCTTGAATAGTCTCTCTTCTTTTCTTCTGTCTAATTTTTAATAATTGATTAGCTAGTTTTATATTTCTAACTTCTCTAATATCGATAGCATCGGACAAATCAATTAATCCTCCTGACAATGCAACCTGAATATTGTTTTCAAGCATTGCTTTTTCTTCGTCGTCTGGTGTTAATTCTAAATTAATAGCAAAGTCATGAATGTATAAATCGTTAAGCTCTTCTAGTGTAGCCACGTTAAATCCACCAATCTTTTGTATGAATGCTTCTTTAGCTGGATGATATTCTAATATATCAGATATTCTAAGAGATAAACATTCCGCAGTTTCTTGTGTTAAGAATAAACCAGCATCTAATATATGTCTTGTTGCTGTATTTGAATTTGCAGCAGCTAATTTTTGAACACCAACTAAAGCTCTAGAATCTGGCATACTACCATCTCTCGCTTCATTAAGACCCGTAACATCTCTTATCATTTGTAGATAATAGTTATAAGTCGTAATTAATGTTTGTAATTTAGCTCCTCCGTTTCCTGTTGGCACTTCTTGAATAGGCACCTTACCAGGGTTCATGTCCCCATCCTGTGTAAATGATCTACCAATAATAGATCCAGTTTGGAAGAACATATTTAAAGCTTCTTGTGGATTATAGTTTGTACCATTACCCAAATCAACTTCGTTAATACCGTCAGCATCCAAATAAACTCCATCAGGAATCATTCTTTGTAATACTTGTTGCATCTTTAAGTGAGTAAGCTGAACCATATCAGCAAAGCCTGTACACTTAGCTACAAGAGAATCAATTCTACCTTGATACATTCTAGGAGCAGTGATACTATAGTTCATTTTAACTTTAGTCTCATCGCTTTTAGGACGCATCATATTTTTAGCTAATTCCCATTTTAATAATATATCAGTACCTAAAATTAAAACTCCTTCATAAAGAACTTCAATTGATCTTGACATTTTACCAAACTGAGCCTCGAATTCTTCAATAGGTGGATCAAATTGATCGTCTCTTAAAATTATCTTAGATGCTCCAGTAGCAGTTTCTTTAACTTTATAAACTTCATTCATGTAAGTTCTAAAATTAAAGTACAATACTTGCACTACATTCGAGTCTCTATTGTTATTATAGTTACTTACATTATTATCCCATACACCATAGTTTTGTGATCCTTGTTGTTGGATCTTCTCCATTGTGTTTTGATCTAGATCTGGGAATTGCTTTTTAAGCTCGTTTAAAGGAACAAATCTAACTTCTCCTACATAATATATATCTTGAAAATATGGGTCTTCTGTGTAAGAATAAACCATATAAGCAGGGTCAACATATTCTACCTTAACACCTTCTGATTCTGTAAAACTGTTTTTAACAGCTCCAATCCCAAGAGTAACTAAGTCATAATACATTCTTCTCTTAGTAAGATCATATCTATTACCATCTAAGATAGTATTAATAGCAATCTCTTCAGCAATCTCAATTCCTTGCTTATAGCTAAGTTGCATGTGCAAGTCCAACTCTTCTTGAGAATCCGGTAATTTTTCTGGCGGGTTTTCAAATAAGTTAATACCAAAATTTTCTTGAGCAAACTGGTTTAACTCAGCCGTCTGTAAGTCTCTAATTATAGACTCTAAATATTTTGTTCTTTTACTTACACCGTAAGGATCCTGCGAATATGCTTTTAAATCAAATGCTCTATCTGCAATACCATTAACTACAATATCTACAAACTTAGATAATATAGGCACCGGTTTCCAATCAAGATTCAAATAAGATAAGTCACCATTTATTGATAACTCATCTTTATATTTTTGTATCGGCTGCTCGCCTCTAGCATATAGCCTTAAAGCGTGAAATGTGTTTTGGTTACTTCTATACCTAGTTGTTCCTGAGTTGTTAGAAAACCACTCGTTTGTGATTGCTCTACCAACTTGAAG